CAGGGTATTCCTGGTACATCTTCATTAACTGGAGCAACAGGAGCAACAGGCCCAGCAGGAGCAACTGGAGCAACTGGACCTCAGGGTATTCCTGGTACATCTTCATTAACTGGAGCAACAGGAGCAACAGGCCCAGCAGGAGCAACTGGAGCAACTGGACCTCAGGGTATTCCTGGTACAGCTTCATTAACAGGAGCAACAGGAGCAACAGGAGCAACAGGACCTCAGGGTATTCCTGGTACATCTTCATTAACTGGTGCTACAGGTCCCACAGGGCCATCAAGCGTAGGTCCTACAGGTCCTACAGGTCCAGCAGGAGCTGGCGCTGGAACTTCCAATACATTAACAAATACGTCTGGTACATTGAATACAACTAAAGTCATTGCAACAGATCCAACTATTTCTTCTGGATATGGAGTTACAAATCAAGCCCCTGATGGATTTTATGTATCTAGTAATGGTGTGGCAGGATCAGGAAATTTACTAATTTCAGGAGCAGGAAATAGAATGTTTTACGCTCCACAGAAAAATGCATTTAGAGTAGGTGGAGTAAATGGAACGCAATGGGATTTAGCAAATTTAGGTGGTTATTCAATCGCATCAGGCTATAATACTATATCAAGTGGTACAGGTTCTCATGCAGAAGGATATAATACATTTGCTATTGGTGAATATTCTCATGCAGAAGGATATTATACAAATGCTAATGGTGCATATTCTCATGCAGAAGGATATACTACAAATGCTATTGGTGAATATTCTCATGCAGAAGGATATTATACAAATGCTAATGGTGCATATTCTCATGCAGAAGGATATACTACAAATGCTAATGGTGCATATTCTCATGCAGAAGGATATACTACAAATGCTATTGGTGAATATTCTCATGCAGAAGGATATACTACAAATGCTAATGGTGCATATTCTCATGCAGAAGGATATACTACAAATGCTAATGGTACAGGTTCTCATGCAGAAGGATATAATACAAATGCTAATGGTGCATATTCTCATGCAGAAGGATATATTACATCTGCTAATGGTACAGGTTCTCATGCAGAAGGATATATTACATCTGCTAATGGTACAGGTTCTCATGCAGAAGGATATTATACAAATGCTAATGGTGCATATTCTCATGCAGAAGGATATTTAAATACTATAGGATCATTAGATTCATATACATTTGTTATAGGAGGAAGAAATACTACTACTTCATCAACCGCATCTAGTTTTAACTCGATATTAGGATATAATAATTTAATTTCTAATTGTACAGGATGTACAATATTAGGTGGATATAATAATAGAATTTCTGGTAAACAAGCTGTGGTGGCATGTGGTTATTATTGTAATACTAACCCTTCTACTGGAACATTATTTTGTGTAGGAAATGGAACATCCAGTACTTCAAAAAATGCATTCTCTGTTTCTCCTATTGGAAATTGTTATGCAGGAGGTTCATTCTATGGAGGTGGTGCAGATTATGCGGAATATTTTGAAGCTTCTACAGGAACAACACTTTCTGTAGGTCAATCTGTTTATTTGGATTCAAATGGATATCTAACTACTAATGGTCCAGTTGGATATCCATTTGGTGTTATTCGTCCCAAAAATGGTGGTATGTCAATTATTGGTAATTCTGCAGACCAACAATGGCAAGGAATGTATCTTAAAGATGAGCAAGGATGCATTATCTATCAACCAAGTTCAGATCCAAATATCCCCTATCCTGAACCTGTATTAAATCCCGCCTATGACCCAACACGTCCTTATGTAAATAGATATTCACGACCTGAATGGTATGTTGTTGGTTTATTAGGACGAGTCTTATTACTTCCTGGACAACCTGTTTCTCCTTCTTGGATAAGAATTCGTTCATACAATTCAACTTATGAAGAATGGTTAATTAAATAAATAAAATAAATAAATATTATAATTAATATTTATTTATTAGAAATAAGAAATTGTAATTCTTTTGTAGATAACTCTAATATAAATAATGGATCTTCCAAAAATGATAATCCAGAATAAATCAAATTAATATCCACTCGAGGATATCTAGCGATATATTGGGAAGTAATTTGATCTCTTAGTACTTCGTTAGTTCTTTTATCTTGTTCCTTTTTTTGGATGATAGTTTTTAATTGATTGGAAATCGTGGTAATTTCCGATCGACAAAATGGGCAATGTAGAGAATCCAATTGAGATAAGCATTCATTGCATAGAATATGTTTGCAAGAAAGAGCATTTTTTCTATGGGTATAATTTGAATAACATATACCGCATTCTTCTAAATTTTTCTTTTTAAGAAATTTCTCTTGAGAAAGAATAATTTGTTCTTTGGATATTTCTTCCATATATTTTTTTAAATTCCTTATCTATATAATTAAAATGTCAATCAATGAAGCAATAAAAAAACCCGTGACTCCATTCGTTCCTGTTGCTCGATATGAGCAAAAAAAATCTAGAAAGAATCGTAGAGCGGGAGAATTAAGGGCTATACCCGGTATTGATTATAGCATTCAAGAAGTTAATCTTAAAAAAGCTTTAGATAAATATGATTTGAAAAAGGAAACTCGAGATTCTTTAAAAGATGAGATGGTAAATATTCCAGGGTTCGATTATTTAAATAGTGCTATTTTAGCCGCAGCATTAGTATTAATTTTATCTACTAAAATTGAACGAACGAAAATGCCTACATCAGACCAATTTTTTGATTATATCAATCAAGCAATTGAACCTATACTCCCTGATAAATCTATTCCAGATAGAGATATACTTATTGAGAGGTTAAAAGCTGACGTATACAGATACGTAAAACATATTACTCAATATAGGATTGAACGATTAAAATTCTAAAAAAATTGAAAAATTAAATAAATTTATTTATAATTATAATAGTCTTTGCTTTATTTCATTTAATTCAACGAAAATGGATGGAGCAGAAAAAAGGAGATTTGAACAGGACGATGAAAGTCCTGTTCAGACAGACAAATGGACGAGACTTTTCAAATTCACGTATATCGTGGATGGTCTCAACCTCATGAGTCGTTTTTTGATTGAATACAATTCTCACATTAACGAGCTTGACATGACGTCTGAAGACATGTGGATTGATCGGATTGGAAATATTCCTGAGCATCACGTTTTTCAACGCAAAGATGTTGAACATTTCTTTGAGTACTTTTTCAAGTACTTTGAACAGCTCCCCGCAGGATCAAAGATTTACTTTGTCTTCAAGCTTGTCCCTGGATGGGTCTATGATGCCATTCAAGAAGTCTACAAGGAATGCTATGTGAATAGACAAACAAGGAACGAGTACGGATTCGTTCATGCATTTCCATCGTTCAATTACGACAAGGAATGCGATGATCGTACAGTCGTCCATCTTTTCAATCATAGCGATTCTCATGTGCGAGATACAGTCATTATCACCAATGACATTTACTTCACAGAGAAGAAGAAAGAAAAAATCGTCCAAGATCTCAATACTCCAAAGGAGTATATCGTCATATCCAAAGTGGATGTAGGCAAAGAAGAAGATATCACTATCAAAGATGATTCTTCAACTCGTTTGACTGAAGTCAAACGTGCTACCAATCATATCTCCCAGTATTCATTTACGTTCCAAAATAAACAGTTGATTTTCAACTGTTCTGTTGAACAATAAAATAAATATAAAAATATTTATTTTATTCATTACTATTATTAATAGTAGTAGTAATATTACATTGAACTTGATTCAATAAATTATATTCAATAGTATTTTTTTTGAAAAATTTAATATGAATAATATCTCCAAGAAAAATTATTGTATTAGATACAGCTAAACTGATAGATAAAATGTATGTAACATTCACTATATCATATTGACAAGTTGAATCAATTTGGAAATAATAATTACATAGTAAAACTAAAAAGATAAAATGGATAGAGATCCATAGCATTCGAATATAAAGCATAAGAGATTTAACTTTATCCAATACTAAAAAAATAAATACTATATGAATCATATTAATTAATCCATATACAAATACAATCCAAAGAACTATCGGGGAAGAATAGAATGAACATTGTTGAATAATATGAATAAATGAAATATCAATGGAAGAAATAGATACCCAAAAAATGATATAAATAAGTAAAAAAGAAAGTACAGAAATTTTAATACATGTACTCCATTGAATCATAGTATAGTAATCCATCCCTATTTATTGTAATAAAATAATACAATAATAAATATTTATTCAATTAGACTATTCAATGTAGATAATAGATCGATATTATCTGAAAGGGATTCTGTAAAGTATTGAATGAATGATTTGTTTAATGATTTCTTTACAGGATTAATAAAGGATTTTTTTTCATTTAATACAGAGGGTTGAATCTTAATTCCCTGTTTAGACCATTCCTTTATTTTGGATAATTTATTTAATCCCTTTATTTCAGAGAATGTTCCTTCAATGACCAATTTCATGTCTGAATATTTCGGTAATTTGGGGGGTATAAAATCCTTCACATCTGATACAGGAATTTTAAATGTCCAATAGATAGGGGAATTAATGAATAATCTCTCATGGGAAATAGATGATGCATCTAGTTGAATTAAATGAATAGATTTTTGTGGAGATTCATTAAATGCATGTTGCATAGGAGCTCCAATATAAATAATATTGGAAGTTAATTCTTGATAATCATGGATATGTCCACTGAATACTATTGGATAATTTTTTTCCCAATGATCCCCTGTATCACTTTTTTGATTATTATACATTGCTCCATAAAAATCTTGATGAGCAAAAATGATTCTAGAATTTTTCCAATCCTTATCTAAAGTATCCAATGCTTCAACAAATCTTCCATTTGGGACATAAGGAACAAAAACAATATCTAGTCCTTGAATGGACTCCATTCTTGGAGTATCTATAATATAAATTGGATGATAATGTTCAGATTCTTCCCAATATTTGACCGCATTGAATGGATGTTCATCCGTTAGATAGACTGAATTATTAGGTCGATCGTGATTCCCAATCAAAATATATGTGGGGGCGTAGGACCTTAATAGGTTGAAAAAATCTATAGATTGAGAGAGAGCTTCCTGTCTAATATTTGCGAAGCGATCTAATACATCACCCAAACAAACAATTAAATCTGGATTTGTCTTATCTAATTGTTCAATGATTTCTTGAATCATAACTTGAGATCGTTGGAGAGTTCCAATCTTAAAATGTGGATCTCCAATAACAAAAATTTTAATCATTTTTTTTTATAGATTATTATTATTAATAATTAAATTATCAATCTAAAAAAAAATTTAAAAATAAACACCCTTTAAAAAAAATGACTCAGCGAGCAGTTTTAGTTGGTATCAATTATATTGGTACAAGCAATCAATTGAATGGATGTATCAATGATGTTTATCGTGTGGCGGATGTATTACGATCTGTATACAAATTTCCTTCTTCTAATATTACTATTTTGACCGACGATCAACCTCATTCATCCAATAAATACCCTATAAAATCAAATATAATTTCTGCTTTACAAAGTTTAATTAATAATACAAAGCCTGGAGATGTAGCCGTTTTCCATTATTCGGGACATGGAACGACAGAAAGAAATAACTACAGCACGGATTTACTCAATCCTAATATAGATGATGCATTAATTCCTGTGGATGTATTAAGTAATGGAAATTATAATCCATCTAAAGAAATATTAGATGAAGAATTATGGGGAATAGTTTCTCAACTTCCTAAGGGAGCATTCTTGTTCAGTGCTATAGATGCATGCCATTCCGGGACAGAATTCGATTTACCTTATTCACTCCGTATAGACCCATCGAACAAGTCAAAATATACTCTACAAAAAGTTGAACGACGTCCAGAAACTCAAGGAGCTATCGTCATGTTGAGTGGATGTAAGACAGACCAAACAAGTTTAGATGCAGTAGATAATAGAGGAAAACCTGCGGGAGCATTAACCTATGCCTTATGCGATTATATTATCCATCATACCAATAATTCAATTCATTTTGTGGATTTCCTAAATAATATTAGACAACAAATTATCCAAAATAATCCTGGAGTATCCAATATCCAAGAACCTCAATTAGATTTTGGACGAATGTGTGATGCAACATTAAATTTCACTCTCTTACCTTCTACTATAGCAGCTGAATTATCCACTGCAGAACAAAAAGATGTAAACTATATAATGGATAAAGTACGTTCAGTAACTATTAAACCTATAATTTCTAATCCAAGAATAAATACTCAAACAAAACATCAAAATCAACAATTTTTTTACCAAAAAAATCCAAATTATTACCCATTTTTAATGTTAAATAGACGATGATCACTAATTGATGAATCATTCTCTCATAAATAAATTGTTCCAAAAATAATTAATTATTTTCATTAATTATTTTGCATACAAAATTTACACCCTCAATTAGTAAATGCATCATGACTACCACCCACATTTCAAAAAAATGAACAAATTTTATTTATAAAATTGATAACAAATTGCTATTTTGGGGTATTTTTCACTTCTAAAAAATTTGTATATTGAGGAAATACTTGGATAAATTTTTTAAAATGATTCATATTAGGTAGAATAACAAAATCTGTGAGTATATAATCCAATTCATGTTCTGAAGGAGAATCGGGAATGGATACATCCTCTCTAAATACTCTAGCAGTTAAAATAGTTGAAAAATTATTATAGATATAACTTTTTTCATGAAAAAATCTCCAATCAGTAATACATATATCCTTTTCCTTTTTTGTAAAGGGATTCAATGCTTTTTCTACCCAAATATTTAGGTTATTTTTCTTTGTTTCAATCGCTTCTTCTATAAGTAATTCTCTAAATGTTTTATTCATTGTAGGTATAAAATCATCTTTTTGAATGAAAGGATTCAAGAATTCATATTTATCCATAACATATTCCTTTAATTTATCCGCAAATGCTATACGTATATAATTAGTCTTATAAGTAAATTTAATATCTTGAATGGAACCAGTTTTTGATAGAACTATCCAATGATCCCAAAATGATTCATGGATTAAATCATTATATACTGTATCTTTTCCAGATCCTTGATATCCGCAAAGAACTAATGTAGTCATTTATTATTTTACAAATTGAAAAAATTATAATTTTAAATATCAATTAAATAACTAGTATTCAATAATGGCTCGTTTCAAGTATACCGTTGGTAATGGGCTTACTTTATTGGATGAAGCTCAATGGGAACATTTTGAACGGATTTGTTCCATTTTGGAGAAACATCATATGTATTTTGATTTATCCCTTATGGGATGTGGAAAGACTTATATCGCTTTAGCGATATGTATCACGTTCAATTTACCTTTAATGGTTATATGTCCTTTGTCAGCTATATCCATGTGGAAAAGAGTATCTGATTTATATAAAGTAAAAATCATTGATATACTATCGTATGGAAAATTGAGAGGTCAAAAATCCACTAAACAATTGTCTCATCCCTATCTAACAAAGATAAATAATAATAATAATGATTCTATTTCATATCAAGCGACTGATTTATTCAGGACTATTTGTGGGAAAGGATTATTGTTAATTATTGATGAAGCTCAAAATATCAAAAACCCCGGTCTACAATCAAAAAGTGTTACTGCTTTATGTGATGCAATTAGAGAGACTGATAATTCATGCTCAAGATTTGCTATCTTATCTGCATCCCTTTTTGATAAGCAAGCTATGGCAATTCAAATGTTGAGGACTATTGGATTTTATGGAATTAATTCAGAAAAATTATATTATTATGATATAGGTGCAAGACAGAGAAATTATTCCGGGTATAAAGAAATTGTTCAAAATTGTAAGACAATTGATGAAGAATTAACGAAGGAAATTGCACTGGATTATCTCCCAGAATATAGTACGGATAATTCAACATTGAAACATATTCAATCAAACGTGTATAAACTCTTTACAAATGTTGTATTGGATAAATGTTCATCTACTATGCCAGACCCAGAACTTCCCTCCGAAATGAAAAATGGATTCTATTTGATTCATAATAATTCAATGCTAAAATTGGCGAATCAAGCAAAATCAAAGATTGAAAGGGCGACGAATTATGATGATTCTTCAGGGACAGTTTCTTTTGAATCTAAATCGTTGGATACCATTACAAAAAATTTGGTTCTTTATGAGATTTCTTTATTGGAAATTTGTGTAAGAGAAACAATGAAATGGTTTGATGATTTTCCTACAGGAAAAGTAATCATTTTTACGAATTATACTAAGCCATTGAAAATGCTTCATTCTGAATTAAAAGGATATGGAGCTCGAATTTTCAATGGGCAAATGTCCCCAAAAGAAAGAGAGGTAGTAGAGAAGAAATTTATGACCGATGATTCATGCAAAGTATTCATTGGGAATATGCAAGCTGGAGGATTAAGTCTTAATTTACAAGATATCAGTCCGGACGGATCCAAACCTCGATTGGTATTATTACTTCCGACCTATAAAATGATGGATTTGTATCAAGCGACTGGAAGAGCTGTTCGAAGAGGAATGACTTCAAAAACAACCGTTAGAATTGTGTATAATAAAGAATTCCCTCTAGCAGCAGTCTTCGATTCCATCGCACGAAAATCAGGCGTATTAATGGATATAAATAATAGATCTTCTGGATCTAAAAGAAAATACCCTGGAGAATTTGAATGTTTCTATGAAGACCATTCCATGATTGAAGAGAATTATTCTCCTTCCATCATTGAATGGATTGTAAAACAACAAGATTCATCTTTCCAAGAGAAGTTTTCTTTAGAAGAAACTTTGACGAAAGAAGAGGAAGAAACTCTAAAAGAATCCAATCAAGAGGAGGATGAAGAGGATGAATACTAATAAATAATTTATTTTATTTATTATAATTAATTAATCCCATATTTCATGATTAAATTCAGGAGATTTAATTGATATATTTTCAGGGGATTTAACTGTATTAAATTCTTCTTCAGAAGGCTGAATAATAGTATTTAATTTTTTATTTCTTTTTTCACGTAATTTAGAAATGATAGATGAAATAGATGATTTATTTGAGGGAATGGATTTTTTGTATACTATATTATTATTAGATTTAGAAGAAGAAGACTTTGTATCATATAATACTGAAATATAAAATATTCCATTGAGGGTAAAATTTTCTTGTGTACTTATACTAAATTGATATTGAGTATCATTAATTGATAATTTAGTATCAAATGCTACCCCTTTATATGAGAAAATATATTCTCCAGCTTCATTATCATAAAAATATGTTGTTACCGAAATTAAATTATTAAGAGAAAATGTAGATACAGGAATACTTCCTATAATTAATGGATATACTGTAATATTTGATGTACTATGATCTAATGTGACATGTTTAATTGTATTAGTTTCTGTAGAAGGTAAATTTTTAATATTAATATTTGAAATAATAGCTAAAATAAGACCTGCTATACTTATAATTAATAGAATAATAACAGATACACCTATAACCCATCCAAATGTAGTTTTGCTTACATTATTTGAGTGAGAATACTCTTGAGTATATCGTTGGATATTAACTGAATCAAAAGACATTTTTATTATTAATTTTAAAAAAATTCAAGAATGAAATTATAAAAATGCCTACATATGTCGTTAATGTAATTATACTTTCTCCTTCTACAGAGAAAGTTATTGTTCAACCCGTATATGTATCTAATAATAAATTAGAGGATGCATTTAAATACGTCAATGAATATGTACAATCCTATAAATTAATTTATAAGGCCGAACATGTTATTTCCCTTTATACCCCTGAAACTGTTCTTAGAGAAACATACATTGAACCTCTTACAAATAAAGTATTTACTTTCACAGTGACTATGTTTTAATACTTTTTTGATGATATAGAGATGAAAATTGAATAAATAATTATATTATAATTATAATATAATTATCATGAAGCGTTTTATTTGGACGTTTGAATTCTCTGAGTCTGAGGATCATTCCTCTTGGTTTTTTGAAGAGATTGAGGATGAATTGCCTATCGAAAAATATAACGATATGAAAAAACATTATACAGTTGAATTACCTAATACGAACCATTTATACGAAAGTTTCTTAGACTATATGACTCATCAAACTGAGTCATACTATGAAGTTCCTATTAAAGTGGTTGAAGTTTGGGCGGATCCAAATCATTCGTATATCTATCATATTTCAACTGCCCCACAACCATACAAGTATGTAATGGTTGTATTTGAAGTATAAATAAAAAATTTTTATTTATAAAAAAATGCTTTTTTTTGTTGTTTATTATAGACTATGTTTTTAATACTTCTTTGAAGATCTCTTCTTATGGCTGACACGGCCGTGAATATTACATACTGGTGAATTAATTCCAAGAGCTTTAGCACGTCTACAAGCGCATTTCTTTACCTTATTAGGTCTGGGGTCATCTCGGCGATAGGAAAGAGCTGCCTTAACTCGGGCAGGGGATCCAACAGGGAATGTGCCTGGGGTGGTTCCACAGAATGGACCTTCGGACTTTTTGTATTTTCCTAGGTTGGAAGCACCTGGAACCGTCTTTCTTACTTCAGTCTTAGTCATTGACTTTCTGGAGGATTTACGACCAGATCTTTTAGCTGAGATACGTTTAATACGATGGGTGAGAGTAGACATACGAGCGTCTGTTCTTCCTTTAATGGGTGAGCGACGACCTTTGAGGGGTGATCTGCGGTGGGATCTTTTGACGGATTTAGAACGGTAAGGAGAGAATTTAAGCTTTCGTGTGGATGAAGGCATTATTTTTTTAATTAATTATATTTAAATATAATTAAATTTATTTTTGATTAATAATATACAGAAATAATTCTTTTGATCCTAAACAATCATTAATTGAAATATGCCATTTTTTGTCAAAATCTTTTTTGAGGATAGTTTTATAGGCATGACTTAATGAACAAGCTTTAGGTGATTTTAGATATTGTTGAACCATATACATTAAATCATGATTCCATAGATTGAGCATTTGTTTCACGCATGGATTATATGGCCATCTAGAGAGAACGACTGCATCAAATCCTCCATTATAAGAAATAATTTCTGCATTGAATTGCTTTAGTAAAGTCATCCATTGAATAAAGAAGAGGAAACTGGAATAGGGATGATTTATAGATAATTTGGCGGATTGTTGAGCTATAATGTATCCATTTTCATCGAACAAAATATACGCAACATCTTTTAGAGTAACTAGTTCAGGTTGGACTGGAGCTGGGACTTTGGATGTCCCACAATCCACTATACAATAATGTTTCACATTTGGATTATATTCTACATTTGAATACCAAGGAATAGTTCTATCTGGAATCCATACATTAAGCCATGGTTCAATTGTATAATTTTTGGGTTGAGATTGAGTATTCAATAGTGGGACATACTCCATCAAATGATTGACCATATCATTATTAGTGAGATTTTGTTTGAATTTAATACGATTTTTACCAGATTTTTTTGGGTCAATATACATCATATTGTTTATTTCAATAATCCATTCTGATGGTTTATTATTTTTCCAAGGGTTTAATTTTCCTTGAATCCATTCATCTACGTTTATTTCATATATAGTATCATAATTATGAAGTAATAGACCATGCCCGTAAAATAAACTTCTCGCAAATCCATGGGATAATCTCTCTTGATGAGTTTGAATTTCAGGTTGATCTCTATGCATTCTCAAATACAGAGATATATGAATTTTTTTATTGAGAATCCATTCAATCCATGGCTCTCCTTGAAAGAGATAATTCATTGAATTATAATCTATTGGATTAAATTTTTCTTTTAAAGGTTCTATAGAACTAACTCTACCTCTAGTAAGGGTAGATAAATTAGAACTGATAGATACATTTCTTTTCAACCAATTAAACATTTTTTATATCATTTTTTTATTTTTAAATTAATACTTAGTAATCATTGTATCATTATGATCTGCGAAATATCTATCGAATAGGGTTGGTTCTTTCATTGCTATATGAAACCAAATAGTTACTTCCCATGTAACATATCCTTGAGAAAGGATGGAATAAATGAGTGAGGATTGAGCTTTTTCAAATTTATCTATTGCTTCCTTATCCCCCGCAAATAACCCTCCGCAAAAATACCATATCAATTGTAAAGGGTTACTAGGTTGAGGAATGACACATCCAGGAAGTCGAATTCTCCCTTTTGGGGGGATAGTGGACATTTTCATTACATTAGAAGAAAAATCTTCTTTGCAGATATAACTCAATCCAAAATCCATCCAAATAAAGTAATCTGATTGATAGGGGTTTAATTCACATGCTTTTTTCATCCAATGAACTTTATTATACATGAGAATGAAATAATCATGGGTATCTTTGGATGGATTCACCCCTACAGGAAGAGGGCATTTAAGGAATTTATTTCTTATCGGCCAATATTCTAATTCTTCCTTTTCGAAGGGTATAATAGTAATACTTTCAGGATTACATTCATCTATAGTAGGTTGTAATTTTTCTATAACATGTTTCTCTAGAAAAATAATTTTTTTTACAGTATCTAATCTAAGGAGTTTTTTTCCATGATTTAAGTAAAAATCCACCGGTCGATACTTTTCCAATGATGGATCATATAATGTTCGATCAATAAATGCAGAAACTATAGTAAACATTTTATTTAAATGAAAAGACTTAGTTTAAATAAAAAAAATGTTTTCATTATCTATTCCTATATTTTGTATCAATGTAAAAAATAATATTCATAGATGGGAGGAAATGAATACTAGATTTAAATTTTTTGGATTAAATGTAATTCAATGGGAAGCAACGATTCCCTCTGATTTATCTTCTTCTCCTTATACATGTAATCCAGAATTAAAACCAACTATAAAATCATGCGCTATATCCCATTATCGTATTTGGGAACATATGCTTAGAGAGAATATACCTAAAGCATTAATTTTAGAAGATGATGCATGCTTTCGAAAGGATTGGATGGAAATAATTAATCCTGTCTTGGAAAAAATTGATGTATTAGATACCAGATGGGATTGTCTTTTATTAAATGGATTAGAAGAATGTTCACCCCTTAATACATGGGTTCGTACAATGGAAAATATGGGTGGAGCAGGGTATATCCTCTCAATTAGAGGGGCTGAATTTATGGTGGAATATTTCAAAAATGGTTTAATTCCAGCCGATGGAATGACGGTTACTCTTCAACGAAGAGGACATAGCTATTGCTTCTTTCCTTGGTTAGTTATTCAAAAAGGGGATAATAGTGATTTACAAACATTGACACATTTAGAAGCAGATAAAAATAAAGTCGATAGATTATTGAATAAGTATGGATACGATCGATCTAATTATATTTAAAAATGAACTGATTTTTTTTTACAAAAATTTTTAATTTGTAAAAATGGAATACTTTCAATCGTATGATTGGAAGATTGATGAATCAAAAAATTCAGTGGAATATGATGAATTACGAGCGTGGTGTTTGAATAGAGAATCTATTCCTTGCTTAGTAAGAATATCTGGAATTCCTAGCTGTTGTTATTTAGAATTTCCTGAGGGATTTCTCAATACAAGAAAGAATGTCAATGATATTATTTTCAGTTTAAAGTCTTGTATCGCCCCAAAATTGGCGAATGGTAAGAAAGATTTTGAAGCGGCGAAATACATCCTATTGAAAGTGGAAGTTCAACGAGATATAACATTTCTTTATGAAAGTAGAAAAGGAGATGTAGTATATATAGAAGTAATTAATGTAGCAGCGTTGAGACGTATCCAAAAAATTTCCAGTATGGGAGGAATGTTTATCGGAAATAATAATACTAAGATTGAATATAAAGTTTGGGAGGCGGATATTCCCATGCATGTTAAATTACTGGCTCAATCCAAGCTCGCATTTTGCCAATGGTTTACTGGGGAGAATGAATTGGTTCATGAAGATGATAAAATTTCATATCTAAAAAATGAATATTGGATGGATGCAAATTCAATTAAACCTATCCCTTTGGAAGAATCCACTTCATGGGTTACCCATCCGGGAGTTTTATCATTTGATATAGAATGTTTCAGTAGTAATCCAAAACGTTTACCCGTAAAAGAATCTGCAAGTGATGTAATAACAATGATTTCATGTCTCTATTTTAGAGATGGGAAAATTGACTCCACTTTAGAGAGATACATTATCGTAAATGGAGAATGTAATGATATAGAAGGGTCTACAGTAATTGTTTGTAGGAATGAAGTGGATCTATTGAAAGAATTTCTTGAATTAATTAAGAAATTGGATCCAGAAATTCTTCTTGGATTTAATACACAAGGATTCGATATCCCCTATATCGACCAGAGATTGGAGAGGAGATTTATTTCATGGGGTGATACATCCCGAGTGAAGGGTCAAATTCCATTCGTGAAATGCCAAACAACTTTTTCAGAAGCATATGGACATCAAACAATGTATCTCATCAAAAATATGGAAGGAAGAATTCATTTTGATTTGATGAATATTGTAAAGAGAAATGAAAAATTGAGGAAGTATTCATTGGATTTCGTTTCAAAGCATTACTTGGGGTATGGAAAGCATGATGTTAGTCCGCAAGAAATGTTTGCTATTTATGCTAGATACAAAAATGCTAAGACTGAGAAAGAATTAAAACAGTCTATTGAAGAAACCACTCGTGTGGCTAAATATTGTATTCAAGATTCTGAATTAGTATTGAAATTGTTCCAAAAAATGACTGTATGGATTGGATCCCTTGAAATGTGTAATGTCGTTCATTGTATTCCTAGTGATTTATATACTAGAGGTCAACAGATTAAATGTAATGCGCAAGTTTATACCGCCGCATACCATTCTGGGTATATCGTGGATTACGTTGGGACTGCATTTGACTATAAAGGGGCATATGTAAAAGAACCCTCGCCGGGCTTGTATAGTCCTGTATGTGGATTAGATTTTGCAAGTCTATACCCCAGTATTATTCAAGCGTATAATATATGTTATACAACATTCACTTCTCCATCAGATAAATATACCGATGAACAATGCCATATTTTCGATTTTGATGAAGAATTTGAAATGAAAGTGGATAAGGAATCAGAGGAAGCAAAAAAGTATATTACAGATAAAGAACAGGAACATGAAGATGATTCAGACGATGAAGAGGATGAAGAATTACAAAATGATTTACAAAATTCTAGAAAGAAAAAAATAACGATTCATAAGAAAGTTCATTACAATTTTAGATTCCTTAAAAAGGAAGTGAAAGAAGGATTAGTTCCTATGATTGTTAGGAAATTAGTTACTGAGAGAAAAGCTGTTCGAAAGCAAATGGAGAAATACTCCAAGACTGATTTGACGTATATCATCTTGGATAAGCGTCAATGGGCTTTGAAAATTTCTGCGAATAGTATCTATGGATTTTTGGGGGTTAAGAATGGTATTCGTCCATTTATTCAAGGGGCTATCGCTGTTACTTATATGGGTCGTGTATCTATTAATAAAGTGAATGATTACCTCATTTCAAAAGGATTGAAAGTAGTCTATAATGATACTGATTCCGCATACGTAAATGTTGATGTACAAAATATCAAAGATGTATATGAAGTGGGAGAACAATTGTCCAAGGAAGTAAGTGCTTTATTCCCTCCACCGATGAAATTGGAATTTGAGAAACCCTTCAAAATGCTTGCTATTAAACGAAAAAAGTATGCCTATGTCATTATTGATACAAATGGGGAATTAGCTAGAGATAAAGATGGAGAGATTAAGATTGATACAAAAGGAATCATTACAGCTAGACGAGATAATTGTAAATGGAATACTGATACGTATTATAAAGTATTAATGAATGTAATGACTGGAGTTCCTGTTATTGAAACTGCGGATGTAATTTTTTCTTCTATAGAAGAATTATTTTACGATCATGTCAATCCATATGATTTAGCTGTGAATAAATCCTTGGGAGCGAATTATAAGTCTGAAACAGCCACAATGAAAGTATTCGGAGATTTATTGAAAGAAGAAGGGCACCCTGTTGAGGCGGGGGAACGATTGGATTATGTGATTGTTGATACGGGAAATAAAAAAGATAAACAAGGGAAAAAAATGCGACTAGTTGAAATGTTTATTGATAATGAAAAGGATGAAAAGATAGATAAAATGTATTATCTAAAAAATGTTTTGAGGAATAATATTGACCAATTATATAGTATTGGATATCAATCTGTATGGAAAAAAATACCTTCAAATGTAGGAATTAAAGTGGGAGCTAGATCATTTAGACCTTTAAATGAAATTTGTTCATTCATTATCGATTCTTTAGAAGGAGGAATGAAAAATTTGAAACAAACACGACAAACTTATATGGGGTTATTGAATAAGTATATATAGATTAGATAAATATTATTAAAAAAATAATATTTTTTTATTATGTCATTTTTTCAAGCAACGCACATCGTCTGTTGATAGATTGGTTGCTGAATGCACTTCTCAGGAACATAGACATGCGTCCACATTCCATTGATCTCGAGGTACATCCTGACATAATTCATGGCATATTCATTGCCGTTGATTTCTGGCAAGGCTTGATCTTCTTCGACTTCTTCAACTTCTTCATCGTGCATGAAGATGATTTCTTCTTCACTGACGATTTCCTCTTCCTCCTGAAGAGGAGGAGAGAGGACTTGGCTTTCTTCTTCTTCCACTTGCATGGTTGGAAGTGGAGGGAAGTTTTCGGGGGTCATCTCTGGGACCTTCTGCTCAGGAATTGGGTGCATGAATTGGCACTTGTTTCCTGTACGCATCTCATAATCGCAATTGGCTCCATGCCAGCACATTTCTTGCTCCTTAGGCGGCGGGTGAATGAATTGGCAAGGCTTTCCAGTGCGCTTTTCATAGTCGCAATTGGATCCATGCCAACAC